TATACTCACGCGCCAAATCGTGTAATCCCATATCCATAATAACATTTTCAACTGTCTTGTGAATAGTATCAACGTCTACGATAACATCAGTTGATTCATTATTGATAGCTTCAACTACCTCTGAAGTAATTTCACTTGATAAGTTTTTACTTCTGATTCCAATACCTTTCATTGCTTTATCTACAGCATGCGTAATTTTATTTTTATCGAAGTCCTTAGTGGTTCCGTTCCTTTTAGTTACATAACTAACTAGTCTAGGTAATTCTACTACGTTTGAAATTGGTTGGGTATTTTCTAACATCCTTGGCGCCTCTTTATATGTTAATGTGTGTAAACAAAGTGGTACCCAAAGGGCACTACATTGCTTATTCTAATTGGATATTCATTGACCGCTGAAGTCAACTGGTAGCTGTATTTATAACTTACTATACCATATATTGACGCAAATGTCAATAAAAATAAGTTATTTTTGGAAACATTATTTTTCAATAAAATTTTCCATAGACGGAAAGATTTTTGTAATAGCTTCGGCGCAGGCGATAGCAATATCCATATGTTCTTGTTGTGTTCCATTAGACGAACGTAGTTCAATATAATGGATCCACGAACGAATAGAACCTTGCATATATAAACGACTTGGTGTATTACCTTCAGGTAAAATAGCACGAGCCTGTTCTTTTGCAATACCATTTTCAATAGCCCATGCATATGATTTCATTGCTTCGTTCCAAACATTTCGTTGATGAACTTCCCAAGCCATATGCAGCGATACATCGTCGGTCATAACGCTGTTTTGACGATTTTTTGGATCTTGTAATCGAGCTTTACGAATAACCACTTTATCATCCAAGTCACGAATATCAGCATAGCGTTGACTAAACTCTTGGAAGGCAAATGAACGGTGACGTAGCATCTGACGTGCAATATCGCGAGTTGTTTCAATTTCCAATGTAGCATTGGCCATTTCAAACGGAGACCAATGAGAATGTTTTGCCAAGTAATTAAGTAGCTTAGGCGCTGTTTCTTGGTTCAACTGGTTTGACGGATTTGACACTCTTGCGCAATACGCAATCAAATCTTGTACATCATCTAATCCAACAATTTCACCTTTTACTGGTTGTGAGTAGGCAATTAGTCTAGCTTTCATATTACGTATCCTTGTTCGCGGAGGCGGGCTTTCCATGCGCCACCTGTTTGTTGTTCTTTAAACTGTAGCTCAAGCCATTCTTTATCTTTTGACGGTTCAAGTGTTTTAATTATGGTTTCTATTAATTCTGGTTTTAAATTAAGTAAGTTCACGATTTCCTCCAATTAGCAAATTTTAATTCAGCTACCAAACCTTGGTAGATATTCTCTTCTATCATTTTTTCTGGATCAAACCCTTTCATATAGATATCGTTAATGTCTTTCGCAGGAACGTTCTCTGGCCATATACAAACTTTATAACCAGCTTTAATTACTTTTTCCATACGATCGCAAATTTCTTTATTACGTGGCTCTGCATCAAATACGTATATCGCATTTTCACTTGCAGAGTTACCATTGCCTTCAGCACCATTCATAGAGATAGCATTTTCAAGGAACATACTATCAATAGCACCTTCAACAATATAATAAGGCTGACTGAAATCAACTTTGTCCAAACCAAAAATCTTCGGCCTTTCTTCAAACAATATAGTTATATATCTAATTCCGTCAGGATCAAATCCACGAGCTGATACACCAAAGCAATTACCATGTTCATCAAGGAATGGTATGATTAAACGTGGCTCATCTTTTTTAAAGTTTGGGAATTTATCTGGTATAATACTGTTGATCCATGTTTTAAACTTAGGAGCATAGTACAAACGATAATGGTGGCTCGTAGGTATTTTACGTTGTTCAATATAACGTTTAACTGGATGGTCAAACTTTAATTGACTAATCTTTTTAATTTTGGAAAGGGGATTTGTTTTATTAAATGTAGGCGCTTTTGTTTTAAACTTACTATCGTCAACCTCTTTTTCTTTGGTATCTTTGATAGTATTGTTGGCTTTACCTACAAACTTGTCAGCAATATAATCGTTGTATAATTGCTGATCCTGGCCCTTTAGGAAGAACGAGAAGCCCTGACTGGCACCGCAGTTATGGCAATAGTAGGAGAACTTATTATCACGTTCCAACAGCCATCCACGGGCCTTAGATCGGCTCTTTTGTGAGTCACCGCAAATAGGGCACCGAAAATTAATTTTATAAGGATTTGTGTTACGTATTTTAAAATTATCGAGTCTGCCAGATAACATCTGAGCATACTGAATATCAACAAAATCTACCATTATATACTTTCCATATTGAATATAAACATTATAACATAAAAGCTAATAATGTCAACCGTTATTTTAATATATCACAGATTTAATTATATGTCAACCAAAAACGTCAGGCCAAGACCATTTAGCAAAGAAAAACATAATAACACCACTTACACCCATAATATAGTAACGCCAGTTTTCTAATGTTGAAATCTTTTTTGTTTGTTCGTTTATACGAGAATGCAAACCACGCTCCATTACTTCAAGCTTTTCAAGTATTTCTTTATTACTCATAGCTCGTTTTTCAGCGTTGTGTTGTGCAAGTTTTTCGTGGTCTCCACGTGACGACCGTCTGTACTCTTCTAACCTGTCGCTCAATACTTGTAAACGTAAATCTTCATTACGTCTAGTTTCGTCAACCGTACGTTCAATTTCTTCGAGCTTTTCTTTTGTAAAAGCGATCACTTCAGATTGAACTGCGACGTTCTTACTAAGGTCAACCATAACATCCATTGATGTTTCAACCTTGTTAAAGAATTTTTGAATTTGTTTAATATCGCTCTGAATCAAGCGAATATCGGTTTCCCAATTTTTTTCTGATGCCAAGATATTATTCCTTTGATGCCTTTTGATAACGGAGGCTAGTGGCGAACTCCATGATTATAATTTAATCACACTGAAATAATATAAATTGTCAGTATTATTTATCTGCCAAAGCCTCTTCGTAGTAAACAATTATCGCTTTTTGTTCATTTATATATCGGCGCAATTCACCGATTCCAATAGCAAGGTTTTCATAACCTTTTGAACTAACAGCAAACACTACGAAGTTACCTGATTTTGATTTGAGTTCATTTACTTTTTCATCAAGGTTATCTTCAGTAATAATCATCCATTCCATTGGTGGAAAATCAACAAGTGGTGGTCTTGCTTGTATAGGAATGTTTTGTTTTTGATATTCAGTCTGAGTTACTACTACCGGTTCCGGCTGGCTCAGACACGCTGTCAGTATCATCAGCATCGGAAGGAGGAGTAGTATCTTTAGCGATTTCGTCAATAAGTCTGTTAACTGCATTCTGTACTCTTTCTTCTAAATCTACAGGGTCAGTTAAAGCTTCCATATCTAAATCAATGCGAGCAAACTTGTTACGCAATGTATTTAAATACTCACGCGACTCTGCTAATTGTTTCGTAAGATTTTGGTTTAATGTTTCGTTACGTTGTGCATCAGCAACCATGGTGTCCACGGTATTTTGTAATGTTTCAGCTGCGGATACCAGTTTAACGTTATTGGTCCGAAGAACGCTTATCGTTTCCTCAGACCAATCGTAGTACTGTTTGGCGCCATATCCTATACCTGCAAATAGTCCGCATACGATAATTAATAGATATAATTTCGCCATGTTATCACCCTATTACTTTGAGCAATATGATGCATATAAGCCTTCAAATTTAGCTTTATCGCAGCCATACTTTTCTTTCATCTTGCCGTACATTTCTGTTTTTGTACAAGATGCGTTTAGTTTTTTCATGTCAGCGCCGATTTTAGCATCGTCCGAGTAAGAATCATCATCGTCGTCTTTGTCATCATCGTCGTCGTCATCATCATCTTCATCTTCGTCTTCATCATCGTCGTCTTTTGCTTCTTCTAAATCTTCTTCCATAGCAGATTTATATTTTTCTTCTAAAGCAGCAGCGATACGTGATTGCATTTCTTCTGCGAATGCGTCTTTCATTTCCAATGGATTTTGATCCAACGCTTCTTTGATAATTTTTTCTAAAGACATTTCTATCTCCTTATTGTTAGATTTAATATTTCTATACTGTATTTATAATTATTTAAACATCTTAGCTTGAGTAGAAGGGCCTACAATACCATCTGCAACTAAACCATTACTATTTTGCCATTTTTTCACAGCGACAAGGGTTCCAAATCCAAAATCACCATCAGCAGCAACACCAATAGCTTTTTGCATCTTTTTAACATCATCACCTTGCATACCCTTGCGTAGAGTACGAACAGAAGTAGATGTTTTCTTTGTTTTAGGAGCAGGTACTTTACCGC